TGCATCGCTTGTGTTTACATCATACTCTTTAATTGCATATCGTTTTTTGATTTTAGAAACAATAGGTCTGTACAATACATTCATTGTTTTTTCCATATTATCCCAATCTCCAATATAAGTGTCAATGTCAATATATTCACCTAATGTTATATCGTCCAACTGTGGGTTAAAGCCATACTCAATACCGTTAATTTTAAATTGTTTTACAAGACTTGGCTTTTGCTCAAACAACAAATTAATTTTATTTGTAATATTGTTAAAATCTGCAATCTTTATTCTCATTACATTTTTTAGTTCAACATCACAAAATACTTCAATAGCTTTTGCATTTAAGAAATGACTTTCTTCTGTTTGCTTTTGTATATTTAAAAACCTTTTATACTGTGCTAATGTAATGTCATCTAAAGTTTTTGGTATTTCAATATTGATCTTCATATATATATAACGTATTTATTTATGTTTTTTATTGTATGCAAGATAATAAAAAAAAGGGAGTCATTTCTGACTGCCCTCTCCTTTCATAAAAAAACTAATGTCTGTTCTAAATCATACTTGCTTCGTGACAAGTGCCCGAACATACTCCTGTATCTTTTGGCATCGATGCTCCGCATTGTGTGCATTCGTATTCGTCTTGTTCGTGTGGGTTTAAAAAGTCGTGCCACATAACTATATATTGTAAATTACTGATAGCAATACTCTGCCTACAAAATAACATAGTGCGAAAATTAAAATGTACCTTGTGATCTTTTTTGACATTCTGCCTAATTTAGATCCTGTGCTTTCTTTTTTTGTCATCTTATTATATTTTTAATTGTTTGCGTGTCTACCGTGCCATATTTTCTATGTACGTTTTGTAAATACCTTAATGCAATATCTACCTGTTCCTTGTTACAAGATAAGAAATATATTTTTAATTGCCTATCTATTTCTGTGATTTCTGTCAATGGTAGTCGTTGTATATTTCTAACACTCTTGACATTTCGTGCGGTGTAAGACTCCATAAATCTTTGTTAGGGTACAACTTACTTGCTATGTTTATTAATGCTAAATTACTCATCGTATTTTTTTATAAGATCCAAACCGTAATAGTTTGCAACATAGTTAATATGCTTTTGCGTTGTCATTGACCAATATCCTAATTGGTGTAATTCGTTGCCTACTATCTTGGCAACTATTGTTGAGTATGACCAAACGTTGTCTCTATCTAATCTTAAATTTTGCGTGTATCTTGGTAATGTTTTCATTAGTCGTTGCTGTTTTCGTAATTAGTAATTTTGTCGCTTATGTACTTTGTCCTATTGTTTAGATACTTTAAGTCAAGCCTGTCAATAGTATTGTGCGGTATAACATCGTTTTCGATGTATTCGATTAAGTGTTGTGTTGAGTACATAATTGAAATTAAATCTCTGTACTCTTGTGTTGTAATTTGTAACATTTGTTTGTTATTTTTATGATTAATACTAAGTGCAAGATAACACTAATTTAGGTTATAAACAAATTTATTAACAATTATTTTTAATGTAATGCGTAAGATCCAAAGTTTGGTCTGCTTAAAATTGAGTATGTCGCATATCTGCAACTATCAATAATGTGATTGTGTTTGTCAACAGGTACGTTGGTTAATGATCCGTTCTTGTCTTCTTGCCATTTGTAGTTTCTAAACTCGCCTATTGCATTTAAAGATTTTTTTGTTACGTGTATCTTGTATCTCTTTAATAAGTCAATACCTGCATTTACGCTGTCCCTACCTTTTATACTTGGAAATATGTTATGTCCCATTTTACGTAATTCACTAATTAATCTTGGCTCTGCACTATCTGCATATATTGGCTTTGTTCCAATACCCTCATCTCTTAAAAAATTATTGATGTCATTAGTTGTCATCTTAGTTCTATATAGATGCTCGTTAATATATAGGTTATGATTAAGAGTAAAAACAGAAACAAATACTGTCGGATCATTAGTATATCCAAAGTCCATTCCGTATGCAATTAACTCTGCTTCAACAGGTACTTTGTCAATTTCAACAAAACTAAATACGGTGCTTCTACTCGCTGCCCGTTCACCTAAACCATATATCTGCCAATACTGTTCGTCAGTATCTTTTAACAATTCTATTTCTTTAATTATAGATTGCTCAATAAATGGGTTGTCTAAATATGTAGTCTTATAAAATGTGCAATCCTCTCTTGGCAATACCTTTTCATATATCCAATGATACTCGTCTGACGGGTTAAAATCAAGTATAATTTTTTCTTGTGTTCTAAAAACTAATTGTTGCCAATCCTCAAAATACAACTCGTTGCCCTCATTTATAAATAGCAAATCTCTTTTACGTCCCCTAATCTTTTGCGGTTGATCTAAAGAAATAAACTCAACTAAATTGCCAAACAGAAAGTATTCAGAGTTTGACTTATTGTGAAACTTCTCGCTGTAACAATTATGCTCTTGCAATATTGTCATAAAATCTCTTAATACGGTTGCTCTTAAACTTGGAAATGACTTTCTGCAGACAGTAATTACTTTGTCATTATTGTTAGTGCAATAGTGAAATATGATCCATAGTATAATGTTATAAGTTTTGCCCGATCTTGTTCCGCCTTGCTCAACTATAATTTTTGTGTCAGATACTAAAAGATGATCATAAACAATATTAGTCTTTATTTTTCTTTGATCCAATTATTTCGATTTGAAAATTAGTAGGCATTCCCTCTGCTCCTGTAATTTCTTGACGTTCAACATAACCTCTTTGTTTGCCTTTTGTTTTTAAATAGAATATCGTTGCAGTTGTATTACCGTCTTGTATTTGCTCGTGCAGTTTAGTTTCTGCAAAATCTACTGCTATGTTTGCAATATCCTCAACTTGTTTTGCAAAGTCTTTATCCTCATTAAGCCATTTATAATAAGTGCTTCTTGGTATGTCTGCATTTTTACAAGCTACAGTTACAACTCCTAAACTTTGCTCTAATGCTTTTAAAAGACTTTCCTTTTTTATATGTCTACTTTTGTCCATTTTCTTTTTTATGTTTTACCTTTAATCTTATTTGATTTGTAGTTTGCCAAGCTTTGTTATATTCTGCATCAGCAAATAATTTCGAAAACCCTGTAATATGTTTTAGTTTGATTAACTCCTGTATTCCCATACCTATTTCGTTGCATATATCCTCATCGTTCCAACCGTTCTCTAACATTTGAAATACCATACTTGACATTCCCGTTACGCTATGCATACCTCTTGCTCTGTTGTGTCTAACAGTAGATGCCATACGATCGTTTATGTCCTTTTCAATTACTACTATTGGTATGTAACCTTTGTTTCTGTCAAGAATGTCACTATTAGTTTTTGCAGTATAATATCTGTGAAACCCGTCAACGATAACATACATATTTTTTTCCTCATCTTTTATTGTTACTATTGGTTGTGTATAACCGTCGTGTAATATTGATGTATATAAAAGTCCCATTTCTTTTTTTGCAACAGAGTTTGGGTTGTAGTCATTAGGTGTCACTTGATCTATTGGCACCCACTTAATTCTATTTACAGGTTGCGTTTTTAATACTGAATTTTGATGCAAAACTTCTTTTATGTCTTCTATTAACTCAATATTGTTTTCTTTGCTTATTTCTTTAACAAGCATTTTTTTAAATTCTTTATTCATTATAGTAATTCGTTTATGTATCTATTGTATTTTTTGTTTATTGCAAAGTTGTCTTTGTTTATTTTTCCGTTTACATATTTTTTTACTGTGTTAAAATATGGGTTTGTCAAAAAGTTAGATAGCTTTGTAAAGTCAAAGTCTTGAGACAAAATTGTTTTAATTAATGTTCTGTAAAAATCTACATAAACACTATTTGTAATCATATACTTTGTGTTGCTTTCAACGTATTTGTTAATCTTGTCTTTAAATTCTTTGTCGTCTGCTAAATTATCTGCAAGGTATAATGCATATTCTCGCCAACTCTTAAACATATATGGCAAGTCGGTCGGACATTTATAAGCATCACTCTTTAGATGTTTAATTGCATTTACTCCTTGTATTCTTTCTGCAACTTTATTCCAAGTTAATGGCTCAATCTCTTGTATAAGTAATAAGTTTTGTATTGCAGTTTCGTGATGTAAATTGCTGATCCTCATATTATGCACACTTACACCGTGACTAAATAATGAGTCGTATATTTTATTGTATTTTATATTGTTGTCAAATATGTACTTCCATACATCGCTATAACTCCAATCGTATATTGGGTAAAATGTATAGTGTCCTAATTTGTCATTTAGTTTTTTGCCCCAAGTAATATCTTTGTATGTAAGTGCGCTTGTTAATGACATCATTCTCTTTGGGCTCTCCTCTGTTCTTACTCCTGCTATATAACAAGACTTTTGATTAGGAAAATGTACTTTAAATATTTTTTCAAATAGTTCGTGAAAACCAAAATCTAAATAAACATTTTCTTTTATTGATATGTCGGATCGTTCTCGTATATGTTTTGCACCCTCTTGCCATATATGTATATACTTTTCTGTAGCAGACAAATTGTTATACCATTTCATTGGCATTTGAAACCACATTGGCTCAATTCTTTTGTCATTAAAAATCTCCTCACAATAGTCAGCAGTACCTTGCCATTCTGCTTCTTGATCAACCCATACTACTTTTAATGGTAGTCTATTTCTTTTTTCTGCAATTTCTAATGTAAGATTTAAACATACAGTACTGTCTTTGCCACCGCTAAAACCAACAACTACATTATCAAATTCATCAAACAGTCTATTAATTCTATTAATTGCTTCCGTATGTACATTTGTTTTACTATATATTTTCATCTAATAATTTTTTGTTGTGTAAATGTGTTTGCTTTGCCAAAGGTTTTAAGTCACTATCTAAAGGTATTAATATATCCATACCATTACCTTTTTGTTTTTTAGCTTTACGATATTCAACGTAAGGATCAAGAGTTGTTACAGCAGGATTGTTTGCCATAAAATCATTCATTCCACCAATACCACAAACCATATGTATTGCTAAACTTCCTTGATACCTATAATTTGTGTAACCACTTAAATAAGATGTTAAACTCCATTCGGTGTCAAAGGTGCATTTAATAGGTTTTAATCTTCGCATAAGTTCTGCAATCTTTTCTGCATATACCATACCACCACCTTGATAAACCAAGACTTGTTTAATAAATTGATCTTTTAGCTTCGGTACTTTTTTAAGCATTAAACTTTCTGTTTTTGCCCAATTCGTTAATACAAAACCTGTGTATTTTTCTAATGCTTTTTTTATTGATGCATCGTAATTAGTGTATTTTGTCAAAAGCATATCGTCATCTAAATTAATATAGATTTTATACTTTGGCATTTTACGTAACAACACAACTCTTGCACCGTGACAACCTAATAAATCTTTTTCTATAAATATGTTTGCATATCTGTCTTTATATTTAATTTTGTCAAAGTTGTTTTTGTTATCTTGAAACAACAAATTAATGTCATAATCATTAAACTTTTTAAATGACATAATACTCTCTAACAAATTGTTCAACTCGTTTACTCTGTCAGATATTGATATTATTACAAATGTTGTATTCATATTTTTGCTCTATTAATTATTGCAGTAGGATCGTCAAAGCCTTTTTCGTCTGTCATTACCCAATACTTGTATTCTCCTATATGCAAGTAAGTATATACTTTTGTATAGAAATAGTCATTCTTGCCATTATCAATAATGTATTGCATAACCTCAACAAATAGATCGCTGTCAAAATCTTTTCTGCATATCCAAGAGTGTGGTATGTTACGCATAGTTTTTGCAAACGTAAACTTTGCAGTCACTAAAAACATTTCTGCTATTTCTTTTGTCATAAAGATGTTCCCCTAATTATTACTGTTTCTTTAATTTCTTTTGCATTAAACAAATTGTTTATATATGCAATTACTTCTTTATGATCAAACGTATTGCAGGAATATATGTCTGCAGAAAAATAATTACGTTCGGGGAATGCGTGAAATGTAAAATGGCTCTCCATAAATATAATGCCACCCGTTATTCCTGTACTACTCTTTTCAATCATTGTTTCATCTACAATATATATTAAAGGATCAGATAATGGCTTTAAACCGATTATCTTTGTTACATCTATTAACATATCATTTATTGCAATATCATTCCATAGATCGCTTCTATTGCACCCGTACGCATCTATAATTAAATGTTTTCCGTTTTTCATTCTACTTCTATGTTAAATTCGTGTGCGCACTCGGGACACATTGTTTGTACAAATTTTCTACCTGTTCCTTTTGAAAAGTTTTCGCCTAAATTATTTTTAGCTTTTTCGATGTCATCTTTTGTAACAACGTCATTAGAAAAACTTGGAAACATAATTGGTTTGTATTCCTCATCGTCTTTTGTGTTTTCCCATACTCCAAGTCCCCAATCATTTAATTTAGATGCTTGCCAATCATTTGCTAATATGTCCCAATCCCATTGACCAAAAGATGTATTGTCCTTTATTATAAACTCATCTTTTTGCTCTTGTGTTAAATCGTCTGCCTTAACAATGTAAACTTCTTTTAACTTTAATTCTTGACAAGCCTTGTATCGCATATTGCCACCTAATATAATATTGTTTTCGTCTACAACTATTGGTCGCAGCCTTAACATTTCGGGAAACTCTTTTAATGACTGTTTTAAGATCTTAAATTTACTTTCCTGTATTGTTCTTGGGTTTGTATCATTTGATCTAATGTCATTAATTTTTACTTTTTGTATCATATATATAACGTATTAAATGTTTGGTTTTTAGAAGTCTAATGTAAATGTAACAAAAAACAAATAAATATTTATTGTTCTATAATTAAATTTGTCAGTTGGCTGCAGACATTCCCACCCTAACATAAATCTGTCGTGTGGAAAGTGTAACGATATTTCAAGTTCCCAATCCATTATAATGTTCCTCTTGCATCTACAACTGTTGGCTCTCCTATAATAATGTCAAAAACCTCTTTGCGTTGTTCGTCCTTACGTTTCCATTCAAAAGATTTTAAAACAAGATCTGCTTTTTCATCATAAAATTTTGCTTCGTCTTTTGACAATCTTCTGTATTTTTTTTCTATGTCAGTTAATGGCTCTGTAATGTACAAAGGTTTTTTTGATTTTAATTCAGTTTTAAGTGCTTCTTTGTATAGCACCAATTCGTTGTATTTATTTTTTAATTCATTATACTGTTGAATGTCCCTATAATCTTCAACGACCTGTTTGCCTAAAATGTCAACTTTATAGATTTGATACAGATTATAAAGTTTACGATCACTCATTGCATAATCAAATAAATATTTTTTAGAATGCAAAACAGAAGAATGATCTCTGTCAACTATTTCGCCAATAGATCTTAATGTGTGAAACGTTGTATCACAAGCTAATTTAAAATATAATGCACGATACTTAACAATTTCTGCTTTCCTACTTCTTGTATCAATTTTTGTGTTGCATGCATTTTCTACATACTTTTTAATAAGTTTTAAATCTTCCATTAATCAGTTTTTAATTTTAATAATGTATAACATTCGATGTATTTTTCTCGTGCTTTACTCTTGTATTTTTCTTTAAATAATGTAAACAATTTTTTTCTGTATTGATATTCTGTAAAACAATCTGCATAATACTTCTTTGCAAACTTCACACCTTTGCCTTTAAAATAATTGACATTATCTGCAGTATCTCCTGCAATACATTGCTCGTAAAAATTGTATCTCGCTTCGTCAACTGTTATGTCAAGTACAACTCTATGCTTATAATGATAGTT